AATAAACGATTACTGATTTGCTGTATAAATAATGTTGTAACGCCTTCGGGGTTACGTTTTTTTAAACTCGCTTAATAGGAGAACTATATGACACGCATTTCTGCACTTTATCCTTCTTTTGTTGGTTTTGATAACATCTTCAATGAACTCGAAAGACTCGTTGAAGGTACTCAACCAGCACCATCTTTTCCACCACACAACATTCTAAAAGTAAATGACACTAATTATGTCGTTGAACTTGCTGTTGCTGGTTTTGGTAAAGATGAAATTGACATTCAACTTGAAGATGGTAATCTAATCATCAAAGGTGAAAAGAAAGACAAAGAAGGTCTTGAGTATGTGTATCGTGGTATTGCTACACGGGCATTTACCAAGAAAATTCGTTTAATGGAAACTATTGAAGTTCGTGGTGCTGAATTTAAAGATGGCATTCTTCGTATTGGTCTAGAAAATATTATTCCGGATCACAAGAAACCTCGTAAAATTCAAATCGAATCCGATCTGAAACTGTTTCAACCAAAGTTGCTTCAAGAAGAAGTGACAGCTTAAACTGTGGGGGCTTCTGCCCCCATTTAGGATTATTATGAATATTAATATGATGATACATACTCACAAAGAGTATGCTTTTAATTTTGATTCAAGTTGGGTGAAGGCTTCTTACGCAGGAGGTCGTGGTGCATATGAATGGCATCCACCAAGTCCCAATGGTGAATACATAAATGTAAATAGTGGAAAGAATAATATTAGCAAGTATCGCCATTATTATTCACATGTCGATGAACTTGATTTTCTCAAAGCTATCGGCCAACAAGCAACTGATTACTATCTTGCCAACAATGATACTGATTCAGAATATCTTGGTGTTGGATCATATCGTAGATACCTAGAAATTGAACACGGTGTTGGATATGTGGGTGAAAAACTTCATGTACCGTCTACAGTTGATTCATGCAAGATACTAACATCTGAATCTCAAAAAGAAGCCGCATTAAGATACTTACAATCAGCTGATGTTGTTTGTAGTCGTTATCGTATGATGAACAATTCTATCGAGAATCAATACTTAGAATCACAACTGCCTGAATATTGGAATCTATTTAAAGAAGGTATTCAAAAGGTAAATCCTAGTTATCGTAAACACATGTTATGGTTTACTGATTACAGTATTTGTAATTATGAATGTGTTTATATTTTACCTAGACACTTATTCAAACAACTTGTGAATGAATATTTCTATATTATGGAATTCATTTGGAGTAATTGCTCTGAAACATTCCCTGATAAAAGTAAAAAACAATATAACTGCACTGAAATTAATCCATGGAGATATCCTGGTTTCTTAAATGAAAGATTTGTACCATTCTTCTTCTATGCAAATGGTTTGCGTAAGATAGAAGTACCGTTGGCGTTTCTAGAATGAAAGAAAAATTCATTGATGCACACATGAATGCAGCCGAAGTCTATGCTGAATTGTCTTCAGCAAAAAGACTTCATGTTGGTTGTGTTATCGTAAAAGACAATACTATTATTGGTATTGGTTACAATGGCATGCCTTCTGGTTGGACAAATGAATGTGAAGATGAATATAACAAGTCTAAAGCAGAAGTTCTCCATGCGGAAACTAATGCGATTGCAAAGGTAGCTAAGTCTACCAACTCTACAGATGGTGCAACAATATTTGTGACACATGCACCCTGTCTTGATTGTGCTAAATTAATTTACCAATCAGGTATAAACTCTGTGTACTATCGGCATTCATACCGAGATACTCTTGGTATTGAATTTTTAGAAAAATGCAACGTGGAACTTTGCCACATATAAGCTTGACTTATGATTGTTTCTGTTGTATAATAGACTCTTGTGTAATAGAAAAGGATGAATATGAATGTTCGTGACCTTGCCAGAAAACTGGTGAATGAATATAGACTGCCTCAGGCAGATCGGTACGATTTGTACCTTCGTGACTTCGACAATAAGGTCGAGGTTCTTGGTTGGATGAGAGATCCAACTTTAGACTTCCACGATTATGAGAATCGTGAGATGTTGTTCCCAAAACGCTGGGTAACAATTGGTGTAATTGATGCGGAGGCCAGAATCCGTGTCAATTAAATTAATCACATTTAAAACCAACCATACTATTATGGCTGATGTTGATTGTATTGATGATGATACAATCACAATGATAAACTCTGTGCAGGTTGTAATGCAACCAGGTCAACCAGGTGAACAAGGCGCAAACATGGCGTTTGTTCCATTCCTACAATTTTCTAACGAATTCAAAACTGGTATCAAAATCAAAATGGGTGATATTCTTTGCATCACAACACCAATGGTTGAATTGGAAAATCAATACAGCAAACTTTTTGGTTCAGGCATTCAAATTGCCTCTACTCTCCCAAAATTCTGATATAATGTATGAATGAATAATTATTACACAAATGTTGCCTCTCTTGGCAACACAATTTATTATCGTGGTGTCAAAAATGGTAGGCGTGTTAAGTTAAAAGTAGCTTACACGCCTACTTTGTATTTGCCTTCTAACAAACCAACTGATTTCAAAAATCTAGAAGGTGAATATCTTGAGCCAATGAAGTTTGAAAACATCCGTGAAGCTCGTGATTTTATTAACCGATATGAAGAAGTAAAGAACTTCAGAATCTATGGTAATAATAGTTTTGCCTATTCATTCATTGCAGATGAATTTAAAGGTATGATTGATTGGAAACTTGATGATATCTCTATTGCAGTAATCGATATTGAAGTTGGTTCTGAGAATGGGTTTCCCGATCCATATCAAGCAAATGAACCAGTTACAGCCATTTGTGTGAAGTACATGAACGGCATGAGCTATGTTTGGGGTTGTGGTGATTATAATAATGAACGTGATGATGTAACTTATAGTAAATGCCGTGATGAATATGACCTCTGTAAGAAGTTTCTAGACTTCTGGCATGAGAATGCACCAGATGTTATCTCTGGTTGGAATATTAAGTTCTTTGATATTCCTTATCTCATTAACAGATTTCAAAAATTGTTTGATGAGAATGTGTATAAGAAATTATCTCCATGGTCATTAATCAATAGTCGTAATGTTATCGTGAATAACAAAAACATTGTTGCATATGACCTGATTGGCATCTCTGTATTAGATTATATTGAGTTGTACAGATGGTATGCGCCAGGCGGCCGTTCACAAGAATCTTATCGCCTTGATAATATTGCAAACGTAGAGATTGGTGAAAATAAACTATCATATGATGAGTTTGATAGTTTACATGCCTTGTATCGATTAAACTTTCAAAAGTTTATTGATTATAACATCAAAGACGTTGAGTTGATTTTCAAACTTGAGGACAAACTAAAACTTATTGAGTTGGGTTTAACTCTTGGCTATGATACGAAAACAAACTTTGAAGATATCTTTGCACAGACTCGTATGTGGGATGCTTTGATATACAATTATCTTTTGAGTAAGAACATCGTTGTTCCGCCCAAAGAAAAAAAGTTTAAAGATGAAGCGTTTGAAGGTGCATTCGTAAAAGATCCACAAGTTGGTAAACACAATTGGATCGCCTCGTTTGACTTGAACAGTTTGTATCCGCACTTGATGATGCAATATTCCATAAGTCCTGAAAATGTTGTGGATAAAAGTAATATTGATGAAAGAAAACACAAAATAATTGAGGAGTTGAAGTTGAGAAATACTAAATAAGTAGATGTGGTTACTTATTAGGAGAATCAATGAAATACAATATCACTAAAGATAAACTCTACGAATTGTTTATTACAAAAAATATGAGAAGAAATGAAGTTGCTGGATACTTTGGTTGTTCAGATGCCAATATTAAAAAATACTTACAAAAATTTGACATTAAGAAGCCTTTTGATTTAGAATGTAAAAATAAAGAACGAAAGGCCTTGTTGAAGTGTTTACATTGTAATAATGAATATGAAACACAGAAGTTTCGGACTGAAAGTGTGAAATATGATTCAAAATATTGTAGTTATTCATGTGCCCAAAAAAGTAGGTATTTGGGTGAAGAACACAAACGTAAAATCAGAAATGAAATTGCCGCAAGGCGTAGAGCCAGAATACGGAATCAAACTCCAAAATTAAGTAAAGAAGAAAAGAAAAAGATGCAAGAATATTATTTGATTTGTCCTAAAGGACATGAAGTAGACCACATACAAGCAATTGCAAAAGGCGGTTTACATCATCCGGACAACTTACAGATATTGACTGTGAATGAGAATAGAAAGAAGTGGTGTAAATAATGTTTCGTAATGTAAAAGAATTAACAAGCGAAGAACTTGAAAAAGAACTTCAGGCCATAGAATTATTTGAAAAAGAAATTGGTAAAGTCAATGTTGAAAATATGTTGAATAAATCAATTGACACCTCCTTTCTTGGTACATTGGAATGCACACTTACACCCAACGGACAGATGTTTAGGACCGACCGACAAGGCTTCTTGCCTAAGATGTTGGAAGAAATGTATGAAGATCGCAAGAAGTTTAAGAAGTTGATGATTCAAGCGAAAAAAGAGTATGAGATCGAAAATGATGAGGTGAAAAAACTTGAGATTTATAACAGAATTTCTAGATATGACAACCTGCAACTCGCAAAGAAGGTTTCATTAAACTCCGCATATGGCGCTCTCGGCTCTAAGTACTTTCGATTCTATGATTTGAGAATGGCACTTGCAGTAACTCTTGCCGGTCAATTATCTATTCGTTGGATTGAAGGTGAATTGAATAGATATTTAAATAAGTTATTGAAGACTGAAAATGATTATGTTATCGCCGCTGATACAGATTCGATTTATCTCAACCTTGGTCCACTTGTTGATAAAGTGTATTCTGGTGAGAAAGAGGTTAATCAAGTTATCTCCTTCATGGACAAAGTCTGTGAAGATAAAATACAACCGTTTATTGATGCTAGTTATCAGAACCTTGCTTCATATGTTCATGCGTATGACCAAAAGATGCAAATGAAACGTGAGGCTCTTGCAGATAAAGGTATCTGGACTGCAAAGAAACGTTAC